TTCAGGGGAATTAGCTCAGTTGGTAGAGCGCCTGCTTTGCAAGCAGGATGTCAGCGGTTCGAGTCCGCTATTCTCCATGGGCACTTTGCCCCGTATGTTTATGATTGAAGTCCTTAGATCCTATTCTCCTGAAGTGAATCATATCACTTGGCAGGATGTCTTTGAAAAGTTGCAGAATGATTCTGAAACTGGTGAGTATTGTGTCACTCGTTTCAATACAGAGTCTGTAATTGCACAAAACGAAGATGTTACACTAACGACAGGTGCAATGCCATCTATCGTTGCCGAGGGCGATTACAAACCAGAAAGTTTCTTTCCTGTCTGTGATCGAGTTTATGACCATATTGGATTTGGGACCTTCCATACATACGTTTCCTTTGCACAATCATCTTCTAACTTTGGAGGGCATGAAGATGAAACGGATGTGCTAATCGTGCAAGGGATTGGAGTTGTAACTTATCGTTTTGATGATGGACAACTCCACACCCTCCTTCCTGGTGATGCTATTTACATTCAATCGGGTGTATGGCATAAACCAGAAGTGCTGACTCCAAGATGTACTCTTAGTTTCAGCATGTAATCCTCCTTAGCACAGCGGTAGTGCAAACGACTGTTAATCGTTGGGTCCCAGGTTCGAATCCTGGAGGGGGAGTAATATATAATACAGTGAGTCGCTGATACTTCATGGGAATGTATGACACGATCTATTGCAGTAAGGATCTAGGTGCAGGATTCTGGAATAGAGAGTTGCAGACCAAAGATTTAGATTGCACAATGTCAGAATACTGGATGAGTCCTAGTGGTCAACTCTTTGAGATTGATTACTCAGGCACACAGGATTTTGTTGAATTGCCTGAAGATACTGTCCCATGGAGAGCAGCATCATGGAAACCAAATGGTAACCATGGACATATCAGAGCGACAAAGATTACAAAAGTAATCGAAGTATATCCTACACAATTTGATTGTAAGTATTCACCCTACCCAAGGTTGCATCTTTACATCAAAGATGGTATACTGCGAGAAGTTATCAATACAACCCGTAGTGATGACACCCCACTAACTGAAGAGAGGTCATACTAATGATTAAACAACACATTGATAGTAATGGCAACACATGGTCGTGGGAAGAAACACCTGAGACCCTGAAAGCAATCAAGAAGTTGCAAGAGTCATCCAAAATCGTCAAGGCGCTTTCACGCAAATGAAAAAATTTCTCCTGGGCATTTTTGCCCTATCATGCCTTTCTTTGCCCGTAGAAGCAAAACCCACCAAAGGTTATTTCACCATGGATGCCATGGGATGTATGCTTCTTAAGGAATGCACAGATGGCGTAGAGAAGATTACTTCTTCAAAGGATCTTCGTAAAGAATACCCTGGCGCAAATTGGGATGTAATTGCTGATGAATTTGATAAAATCATGGAGTCCTTCGCTCAGATCGGAGTGGATGTCCATCTTGCTGATCCTAAGTATTTCCCCGTTGGACACAGAGGCGTTTACCACACTGTTTCTAATCACTTCTATCTTAACAAGTCTTTCATGCATCGCCCGCATGTATTGATGAGTGTAGTAAGACATGAAGGATGGCACGCTGCTCAGGATTGTATGGCAGGCACGATCAAAAACAACATGATTGCTATCATCAAACCTGAAGAAGATGTGCCTATGATCTGGAAAGAAATGGTCAAGCGCACCTATCCTGCACACGCACAACCCTGGGAAGCAGAAGCAACCTGGGCAGGCAAAACTGAGAATATGACTCAAGAAGCATTGAGTGCATGTGCAGCAGGCGAAATGTGGAATGTTTTTACACCAACTCCCATGACTGATGAATGGTTGAAGGAGAATGGTTATAAATAAAACTGTAGCAAATCGTGTTGAGATTTCGTGGCAACTAAAAGAATATCGCAGTTAGAAACAATTGCAGATGATCTGGTAACGGGAGAAGCAATTCTCCCTATTGTTATCTCTGATCCTCTTATTCCTAACCGTAAGGCAAAAGTAAACCAACTTTTCCGTGGTCTTACTGCGGGATCTCAAACAGCGCCAGGACTGGCGTTTGACCTGGACCGTGATACAGGTATCTACCAAGCAGATGTCAATGAGATTGGCATGACATTTGGTAGTGCTGCACTTTATAATAGCAGAAGAGCAAACACTGATGGATCTTCAACTCTGATTATCAGAGCAATTGATACTGCATCAGCAACTTCTAGTATGGAATTCACACCTCAGGGTAGTGGATTCTTTACTGTGAATGGTCCTATCATTCAGATTGATGCTCAATTCTTGCTTACGGGTGATCAAAACCCTGCCAAGAGAGCACAGTTTAATGTAGACACGATCTCTAATCAGTCTGGCACACGTCGTTTCGATCTGCCTAACGTTGGCACATCGACAAGCACAACACTGCTTGCTAACGATACTTTCCAGACGATTACTAACAAGACGATCATTATCAAGGACGCAGAATTACAGATCACTGGATCTACTGCAACTGATAAGATTGCAAAGTTTGAGTGTGACGCATGGGAATCTCCTGGTCTGCACACTTATAAGTTGCCTGACTTTGGTGCTGCACAAACACAATCTACTCTGATTGATGATATCTCTGAGCAGAATGTGTTTAATAAGAATATGGTTAACCCCACATTCTCTAACACACCATCCGATGATGAGAATAACCCCACACGTTATGTCATCTTCGACTCATCGCAACTGACACAAGATAGATCTGTTATCTTCCCTGACCTCAACATTACTGTGGTCGGTGAAGAATCAGCACAGATTGTATATAATAAGGTATATCGTGGTGCAGTGTTTAGTGACACTGATCCTGACGATGGTGACGGCAGAAAGATTGCATTCGATCTTTCCAACATTGAGGATAACCAAACATATCAGTTTGCTTTCCCAAATAACGATCCTGCTGCGCCTCTAAATACATCAGGCACAAACGTCCTTGTCTCTGAGAGAAAAACACAGACTCTCTACAACAAGACGATGGAGTTGATGAAAGTCAACAACCCTGATGATGTCAACGGTATTATTACTATTGACGCCTCTAACATTACTGGATCTGTAAATATCCAATTCCCCGACGCTGACGCAACGCTGCTGTCTACTAACAACATTAGTGACGTGGCAATTAGTTTCGGTGGTGCTCTCGCCGCTCCTGTGTTGGGCGGACAATTAAGACTTCAATCATTTTTCCAAGCAGGTTGGTAAGTAAACAATGACAGCAGGAAGACTCGCAGCTAAGAAACCAGCGGCAACCACAAATACGGTGCTGTATAGGTGTCCTACTACTGTAACTGGCAGCACAGTTGTTAATGTGTGCAACCAGAGTGGCAGTGCAGCAACCTATCGCATGGCACTCCGTAACTATGATCAGGTGCTCCACCTTGATGGACCTGAATCAGCAAACGGTGGGTCGGCATCTACTTATAAGTTTGCTAAGGGAAATCCCATTAGTGCTTATAAACTCAACCTCAACCCAGGTTACACCTACGGTGATGCACTTCCTGGCACTGAGTTTACTACCACTAATGGTGCAACTGCAAAGATCCTGGATGTCTTCAAGGATGTTGCAGATGTTACTTACTACACCAAGGTAGAAGAAATCACCTCAGTTGCCCTTGGTGCTGGATCTGCTGCTGGCACATTGGTTGCAGGTGAGACAATCACTGGTGCAACCTCTGGTTTTACTGGCACATATCGTGGTGGTGATATCACTACTGCATATATTAACATCCCTGATGTAACTGCTGTTGCAACTACTGCAAACATCTCTCGCACAACTGGTTTGGGCGATGGCATGTATCTCACTCTGGATGTTGCTGCTAACACTGGTGAGATTGCACAGATTGATGTTGGTGGTGTTAATACTACTACTAACGAATTGACAATTACTCGTGGTGTGCTTGGCACTACTGCTGCTCCAATTAAATCAGGTGTTGCAATCAATGCATGGTCCGCATCTGCAACTGTTACAACAATTGATGAAGGTGGCACTTTCGTTGCTGGTGATGGCACTCTGACTGTTGTTGACTCTACTGGTTTCATCTCGGGTGGTTTTGCTATCATCGATAGTGAGATTGTAGAGATCACTGATGTTAATGGTAATGACCTTACGATTACAAGAGGTCGTTATGGCACTGCTGACGTTGACCACAACAACGGTGTAAATGTCACTCTGCTGACTGATAATGGCACCTATTTGATGAATTTCTTCTCTGAAGCAGAAACTCTCACTGGTGGCACATCTAACGCATCTGCTGTAGCAGATTTCGGCACAACAACATCTGCCGTTATTGACACCAAGTATATTACTACTCTCACACAAGGTGGCACAGACCACGAATATAATGCCTCATTTGATGTTGAGATTGGTAGGACTTATATCTGGGATCTCTCGGATGCAAGTTGCAACAACTATCCTCTGAAATTCTCTTCTGATGATGTTGAGGGTCCTAATGGAGCGTCAGGCACAGGCACTGAATATACTCAGGGTGTGAGTAAAGTTGGCACAGCAGGCACTGCTGGTGCATATACTTCAATTTTGATTGATACTAACACTCAGGCAAACTTCTTTGCTTATGCAGATGGCACACCTGCTGGTAGCACAACTGGTGTTGGTGTTTCTGTCCAAGTGCAGGCAGATCCTACATATCAGCAGATCTTTATCTATGATGTTGCTGGTGAAGCACTGGTTGCTGGTGATACCTTCACCATTAACGATGTGACTCAAACTGTGCTTGCTAATGGTGTTATTCCTGGACCTTTCGGTTATGTGCAGGAATGGTTCCCTGATAAAGCACACTTGAAAGTTACTCTGGGTGAGGGATCAGAAGCATTTGAAGATAATGATATCGTTTATGATAACCCCACACTGAATAATGGTGATCGCACCTTTGTTAAGATTGTGGATGGTAAGATTCTCAGTATCAACAACGTTGGTGGTGCTGATGCTGCCCGTGCTCAAGGCACATATCCTAATCTGACTGCTAATGCAACTGGTGCATCTGGTGATATCTCAAAGGCAAGATTCACTGTTGCTGTTGATGGTGCAGGTGCTGCAACAGTTACTATCGTCGATGGTGGTGAAAACTTTGCAGTTGCTGAAACTATTCAGATTAACGATGGTCAACTGGGCAATGGTGGCGGTGCTGCCCTGACATTCGACGTTGCAACTATCTCTACAGGTGCTGCTGTTGGTCAGACAGGACTTTACAGCGATGAAGATTATCTCTTCTATGATAATTCGGTTGCTGCTAACGAGACTGAGAAGAATTCTGCCATCATTGTTGGACCTGGAGAAAACCTCCTGGTATATTCTTCTGCTGGTGATCTCTCATACGTTGCTAACGGATTTGAGTCTCCTTCAGATGACTTCACAGTGATTAACATGACTAAGATTTCTACTGAAGAAGAGGGTGGAGTAGCACCTCCCGCTCCCTGATCCCTAGATAAATACCACTGTATCGAGAAAACAAGTAAATGGCACTTACTCGTCTTAAGAATATCATCACGTCGAGGACGGGACGTATTATCTACGTCAACCCCGACGACTTCGATGCATCGGACGCATATGACAATAGAGGCAACTCAGCGTTGCGTCCGTTTAAGACATTGCAACGTGCATTTCTTGAAGTGGCACGATTCTCCTATCGTGTTGGTCTGAGTAATGACGAATTTGACGCATTCTCGATCTATCTGTATCCATCAGAGTATGTAATCGACAACCGTCCTGGTCTTGCTGATTACAACCAGATTCAACCATTTAATGAAAACTCAAACTTTGATTTAACATCACCTTCAAACGAATTATATAAGTTTAACTCAACCCGTGGCGGTGTCATCGTCCCTAGAGGTTGCTCGGTTGTGGGATCTGACCTGCGCCGCACAAAGATTATTCCTAAGTATGTTCCCTATCCTACTGTGCAGGGTAGTTTGGGTATTACTGCTGCTAACGAACCAGGACCTACTGCAATCTTTAGATTGACTGGTGGTTGTTACTTCTGGCAGGCATCTTTCTTTGATGGTGATACAACTGGTGTGTATTATCGTGATGATCTTTCTCAGATCGCACCTAACTTCTCACACCACAAGGTTACTTGCTTTGAGTATGCAAACGTAACCGATCTGGAGTTATACTACCAGAAGATCTCAAAAGGTTATGCTGTAATTCCCGACACCTCTGGCATCGTCGCACAAGACCAGATTCAACCAAGGGTCGAAGAAAACAGAATTGTGGGTCCTATCTCGGACGAATTCGCTGTCTCGCAGATTATCCGCAATGGACAAACAGCAACTGCATTCACTGTTGACGAACTTGGGAATCCGAAGAATCATGGATTCTCCGTGGGTGTCGCAGTTAATATATCTGGCGTCACTGGTCCTACTGACCAAGATGCTCTCCTCTATAATGGATCATTCCTGGTAACGTCTGCACAAGGCAACCAGTTTACTTACCAGATGTCTGCTGAACCATCGGGCAACGCACTCGGCAGCAACATTCTGGTTAAAGTTGAGATTGATACTGTTGACTCGGCATCACCATATGTCTTCAACATGTCACTAAGATCGGTGTGGGGCATCAATGGTATGCACGCCGATGGTAGTGAGGCAACTGGTTTCAAATCGATGGTGGTTGCACAGTTTACTGGCATCTCACTACAGAAAGATGACCGAGCGTTTGTACTTTATAACCCGTCAACTGGAGCATATGAAGTACAAGCGGCGGGATCTGGCGCACACATTAACGGTCTATGTAAATACCGTAAAGGATGGCGTCACGTCCATATTAAAGCATCCAATGACTCATTCATTCAGGTTGTGTCTGTGTTTGCTGTGGGATTTGGTGATCATTTCTTCTCTGACAGTGGTGGTGACCTTTCTATTACCAACAGTAATAGTAACTTCGGAAACACATCTCTTAGATCTAAAGGGTTTAAGGCAGCAGCATTTACAAAGGATAAGGCAGGACAGATTACGCACGTTATCCCTCCCAAATCCCTAGATGATGTTGATGAGATCTCTATCAACTGGGTCACCATTGATATTACAAAAACGAGATCTGTAGCAGACCCAACAAAACTTTTCCTGTATGGATATACAGTAGAAGAGGGTAGACCTCCCAGCAAGATTCAGGGTTATACTGTTGGTGCAAGACGTGATGACGTTAATACACCTGACAGAATCTATGTGCTCCTGGTTGCATCAGGCGCAGCAGAACCTACTACACACTATGCTGAGATTAACCCCTCAGGTAAACAAGTAACTGGCACCCGTGCTGGTGATGATGACTCTCCTTTGAAGTGGGATAGTGTCAACAACCAGTGGTATCTTCAGGTCGATGGTAATGCAAACACCATCTATACCACACTTCAGGCAAACTCCCTTTATCAAAATCTTGGATTCACACCCACAACATTCATCCGAAGAGTACCCGACGCAAGAAACCTTGTCGATAGAGTCTATCGTTACCGCTACGTTCTTGACAAGGACGCATTTCCTGTCCCCCGCCCTCCTATCACTGGTTTTGTTGTCCAACCCAGATCATCGGAGACAAACTCTCCTGCATACTCTAAGACATACTACATCTACAGTGTAGAAACTCATCAGGAGTTTGAGCGTGGTGTTGCAGATGGTATCTACTATCTGACATTCTTGAATGCATCTGTTGCTCCTTCTACATCAAACTTCAACGATTTCTTCTTCTCTCAGAATACTGTTGACCTGTATCCTGCATTCGATAGAGACAATCCCGTGGCAGATCCTGCCGCTGCTGTGTCTATTGCAGACAACAATGTCATCGGTGAAGTCTTCACAACTGATGGTGCATCACCTACACCAAATGAAGATACTGAGAGATCTATCACTAAGGAGACATCACAATTCTATCTGCTGGAAGCAGAGAATAACCTGGGATATAACACCACATCTAATGTGTTGAATGGTATCTCTGTGACTGCACGTCTTGGTGATGAAGAAGAGCGTAAGATTCCTTTGAAACTTAACGCTGACAACTCAGTGCAACCTATCCTGGTTGAATTGCGTCGTTATTCTATTCTCCGTGCATCTGGTCACACGTTTGAGTATCTTGGATTCGGTCCTGGTAACTACTCAACAGCATTCCCATCTACGCAGGTGGAAGTGCTCTCACCTGAGCAAGTTAGACTGTCTCAGTCACTCAAAGAAGCAGCAGGTGTTGCATACTACTCAGGTGTTAATAGTGATGGTGAGTTGTTTGTTGGTAACCAAGTTATCAACCCAGTTACAGGTCAGATCACTAACGAAGATATTGCACAGTTGAATGTGTTGGGTGAGGAAGGCACAACTATTGAGACATTCTCTGAGGTTGTGTTGACTGATAAACTGACTGTTATCGGTGGTGCATCTAACCAGTTGGAATCTGTATTCTCAGGTCCTGTAACCTTCCAGAAGAAGATTACATCACAGGATCAGATTCAGACTCTTAACTTCACACTGTCCAACGATGATGGCACGGTGCTGAGAAACATTCTGATGGCACCTGATGATGGTAGTGGCAACCCTGATGTTGATGCTGGTGAAGCATTTAACACTGGTGATCTTTGCTATAACGTTGACTGGACACCTGGCACATTCCTGGGTTGGATCTATGACAACGGCATTTGGTATAAGTTTGGACTGAGTGATACTGGTCCTATCACCTCACAAAGATTCAGTGGTGATACACATTATGGTGTTGGAATTGCCCCTAATGCCAATAATAGAATGAGAATCTCTGGCAACACAGAGATTACTGGCAACCTTGATGTCACAGGTAACTATGGTTGTGCCGATAAATACTCACTGGCAACAGGTGTTGGTAACGGTAACAATGGTGTGATGTATACTGGTAACGGTAGCACTACATCATTCGCAATCTCACCTGGACATAATCAAAATTCTGTCCTTGTATTCCTGAATGGTGTTTGCCAGCGTCCTGGCACTGACTACACAGTTACTGCTAACGCAGTTGACTTCTCAGTCGGCACAACACCTCAGAATGGTGATAACATTATGATCCGTGAATTGGTTATCTAAAAATAAATAGTTAAACTCTTAGAGGGATCGAATGTCTACCAAAATCATAGGCAACCAGATTGATGCAGCAACCCGTGCTATCATTGAAGCATTGGATGTTACAGAGCAGATCAATTTGCCTGCTCTAAATCAATCTGCTATCAATGCGTTAGGCACTCCTGCATATGGCACACTGGTGTATAACACCACTGAAGATATGGCACAGATCTATCTTCAGGATGCACAGGCAGGTGTCCCTGGTTGGGATGATGTTGGTGGCGGTGGTCCCTCTGTTGGTGAGAATTCCATTATCAGGACTAATGGAAACTTTATCAACCAAAATATCACTGTTGGTGTAAGTGCTAACGGTGGTGAAGAGTTTCGTAATGGATTTACTGCTGGTCCTGTAGAGATTCAAAACGGATATACAGTTACCATTGAGAATGGTGCGTCGTGGTTCTTACTTGGTGGTGAGGATAATGACGTTGGTGAAGGTCAGGTGATGCAGTTGAGATATGCACAAACACCTGCTACTCGTTATCTGATTAGATCACAAAACCTTACTGCTATTCCTAACCTGGAAGTTACAATCCAACCATCACATACGAATTCAAAGATTCTGTTGATGGCAATGATTAACTCTAATGCTACCCATGTTAATACTATGGGTTTCCTTAGAAACAATAGTATTTTGACGGATGGTGTTCCTGGTAATAGCAACGTCAGTAGTGGTAGTGTCATGACAAGATATGAAGGTGACTCCACTGAATCGCACCTGAGAAATAGTTTCCTCATGTATATGGATCATCCTAATACAACTAATCCATTGACATATACTGTAGGTGCATCATCTTCTTGGAGTGGTAGTTTGTATAATCTTTATATCAATGATAGAAGTAGCAATGATATGAGATGTATCAGTAATTTGATTGCAGTTGAAATTAGAGGATAAACTATGTGGTCTGATGATGTGAAAGCAGAAGCAATTGCTCGCTGCTCCGATAACAAGGGTTTTATCATGGAAGATGGGAATCTTTCTACAGT